TCTGGCAATCAAGCTATTGGTTCATATAGTGGATTTAGCATTACTACAGGAGGCAATAATGTCTTAATTGGTAATGATACAGGTTTTGCAATGACAGGAACTACAGATACAGTTCTTATCGGTCATCAATCTGGAACTGCAATAAACAATACAGGAGCAAATGGAAGCGTTGCTGTGGGTTCTCAATCACTTAAAGCATTGACTTCGGGTGCTGGTAATATAGCAGTAGGATATACAGCATTAAATTCCTGTACGTCAGGTGGTTCAAATGTAGCTATAGGTGACACAGCTTTGAGAGATATAGTAACTGGTGGAGCAAATGTAGCCATTGGTAGAAATGCTGGTCAAGCTTTAGGTGCTGGTGAAAATGGAAATATTCTTATTGGTATGGCATCTGGTCAAGCATTAGACGAAGGTACTAGTGGGCTTATTGATAGCAATATAGCGATAGGAAAGGATTGTTTTACTGGTGGGAATCTTAATACTGCATCTACATCAGTTTTAGGAAATATTGCGATAGGTACAGATGCCTTAAATAGCACTGGTACAAATGCACAAACAGGAACAATAGCTATTGGTCATAATGCCCTTACAGCATTGACTTCTGGTGCTAGTAACACAGCAGTAGGCTATCAATCTATGGATGCAACTGATAATGGAAGTTATAATACTGCTGTAGGATACACATCTTTAAGTGCAAATTGTGGAGATTCTAATACTTGCATAGGGTATGCATCTGGTTTACTTATAACAGGCTCTATGAATACTACGATAGGTACAGATGCTGGGAATGGTATTACTTCTGGTACAAATAATGTAGTCATTGGTAAAGGTTCAGATACGGATGATGCTACAGCAACAAATCAAACAGTAGTTGGATATGCCACAACTGGAGTAGCAGATAATTCAGTAACACTTGGTAATGCAGATGTAACTGATGTGTACATGGCACAAGATAGCGGTGCAACAGTTCATGCTGATTATGTACTATCTCAAGGCAATCAGGACAATACAGCCAATACAATGTCCTCTCCATATTATAGATTTGATGGTGTAGATGATAAAATTGATTGTGGTAATAATTTTGATTTTTCTTCTGGAGATTTTGCAATATCTGCTTGGGTATATGCTGATCTTAATCATGTAAGTGGACATGGAATAGTTGGAATAAGAACAAGTGGTTCAGCAAATACAGAAGTTCAATTATACATAGATACTGATAATAAGATAAAATCATGGAATGGGTCTAACAATGTTGCTTCTACTGCAACTATATCAGACCAAAAATGGACTCATATTGTAATGGTTCAAAGTGGTGGTAATAAATTATTTTACATTAATGGTGTATTAGATAGCACACACTCACAATCAAATGGAAGTTCTTTAACTGAAACTTTAAAAATTGGGTATACAGGTTATTCAGCAGAATATCTTAAAGGTTCTTTATCTTGTGTGCAATTATATAATTTGGCTCTTACAGCTACAGAAGTAAAAGAACTATATAGTGGTGCAAGTGTACCTTATAAATACAAAGGTGCAAATCAGACTGAAATAATTACTAATGGTGATTTTAGTTCTACTGTTAGTTCGGCTTATGGTGGTTGGTCTTATGATAGTGGAAACAATGAAGTGGATTTTGATTCGTCAACTGGTACAGCAGAATCACAATTAGGAATTGTAGCAAGTGATTGGACTAATGGTAAAAGGTATAGAATTACTTTTACTGTTGCTAATGTTTCATCGGGAGCATTAAAAATTAAATTTACTACTTCAACAGATGTTGTAGCATATGCAGATTATACCAATGGTACACATTCAGTAGAATTTACTGCTCCGACTACAGCTTCAAATGACATTACTGTTTCTGCAAAAAACGCAAGTGGTGGTGGTGCAAGTGGTAGCTTGACAAATATATCAGCAGTACCAATCGGTGCAGTAGCTGAATACGATGGTAGTGGAGTAACTAATACTAAGTGGTATGATAAGTCTGGTAACGAATTACATGGAACAGTTTCAGGAGCTACAGATGAGAATACCGCTGGTGCTCCAGTTGTATCAGAGAATTATCCAGCGTTTTTAGTACAACCAAATGCAGAACAAAATAATTTAGCTGTAGATACTAATGTAGATATTGTTTTTGATGTAGAGAGATTTGACCAAGGCTCTAATTTTGCTTCTAATACTTTTACTGCTCCAGTTACAGGAAAGTATTTTTTGAATTTTAGCCTTTATGGAAAAGCTGTGGATAGTGCTTCACCTTATATCCAAGTATATATCGTAACCTCCAATAGAACATATACTATGATTATTGATCCTGACGTTTTTGGACAAGATGCTACTTATTGGTCTTTTAGTAATAGTGCTTTAGCAGATATGGATGTAAATGATACAGCAAAAATACAAGTTTTCCAATCATCAGGAACAGCTCAATTAGATATAGGTAATTCATCATATTTTAGTGGACACCTCGTTTGTTAGGCGAAATAACCTATGCGAAATAACATAATACAAAGGACATAATAATGGATATTAAAAAAAGAACACTAACTGCAACTGAAGAGTCGGTGTTAAAAAATGATTTACTCGATGTAGAAGTTTGGGTAAATAATGCAATAGATGGCAAAGTTGCTAATTGCAAAAAACGAATGATTGCTGAGTGGTTACCAAAGCTATACGCTGATAAATCTGTGACTCAAATTCCAGCCAATGAAGATGATTTAATTGCTTTAATAGTTGCAAGATCAGATTATAAAAATAGATTTAATAAAGAAGAAAAACTTTAATTAACAAACAAGGAGTCGAAAATGGCTAAAAAAGAAAAAGAAAAGCCAGTCTTGAATCTCGATGGTAAGGAATACATCATAGAGGATATGACTGATTTACAAAAAGAAAAAGCAAGTGAAGTTGCTTTATATCAAAATCATGTAGCAGATGTTCAAAATAAGCTATCTACAAACGCTTTTATGAGACAGCAATTAGTTGAATGTGAAAAGGTATTTGTAGACAAACATCAAAAAGGTGTTAAAGAGCTAAAAGAAATGCTTAACGATGATCACTCACCACATGATCTTGGGGATGAAAACGACTAATGATTGTTAGACGATGCGCTCAAGATTTTGATGTAGTGATACATAAGAATACTAAGCCAGGAATGGTAAAGACGATTGCTATGGCTGATGGCACAAAGAAATCTTTGACCTATCCATCTGCTGCGAAAGATTATTTTTTGCTAGTGGATGGTGAAATAACTCAAAGATCCGATTCATTTGCTACGATAGAAACTGCTTACGTACAAGCATGTAAAGATAAAGGTTGTGATTCTCATGGGCGCATCGACATTTTTAAACATAAAATTATAAATAACAAGGTGGTGGATAGATGAAAAATCCATTAGCAACATTAGTGTCTTGGCAATATCGTACAGGACAATTAGATGGATGGACAGCGTATCACTTAGCAGCAGGTGCGTTTTTATGTAAAATATTCCAATGGTTAAGTTGGTCAGATTTTTGGTGTGTTATGGGTGTATTCATAATCGGTGTATTATGGGAGATATTTGAATGGTTTATTGAAGGCGATGAAGAAACCTATGGCACTAAAAAAGCATGGGCATACAATACGATGGCTGATATAGTGGTAGAAACTGGTATCGCATGGTGGATGGTCCTATGAACAAAGTAATAGAAAAATTAGATAATGGAGATTTTAAAGTTGTTAGTACGAGTTATGATATTCCTGTTAAGTATAAGTTGCAGCGGAAAAGGATGGATAATCGCAAGCATACCAGTCACACCACAGGATACAGCTACAAATACAGTTTTTATAGAGATCGTGGATGCTGATTCTACAGTACACTGGTATCATGGAAAAATTTATGATTATTCAAACTGGTGTTATGCTCATAATGCTTGGGAAGAAGTCGAGGTAAAGTGAGTGCGAAACCAGATACCGCTAGAAGTTATCGTGCTACTGTCCTTGATGATAATGCCATTGTTAGCATTAATCTTAAATGGTTGGCTCAGATTGGCGTTCTTATCGGAATGTTGGTATATGGGTATTGGCAAATTGAAAGCCGTATTAGAAAATTGGAAAGTAGTATTGTTGAAGCAAATGAACAAATTGGGGATCTACTTAATAAACATATCGTGGAAGAAAGGATTGAGAGAGAAGAGCTGGCAGAGAAAGTAGCGTTTTATGAAAAAGAATTTAATATTAATCCATTAAGTTGGGGCAAAAAACGAGGTAAGAAATAGTGGATTTTATGGCATTATATAGCGAAGCTGGGATGATAGGCGTAGTGGGAGCAATGTTTGTCTACCTTGTTGTTTCTTTATCCAACAAATCTGCACAACAGCAGGAAACATTAGAAAATTTAAAAATAGAAAACAAAGGCCAGTCGGAAACATTGCAAAATATGGAAGGAATGATCATAAAATTAATTAATAGATGGAATGCATCAGATGACAAACTAGATCGTAAGTTTGATGCATTAACTAAAGAAATCAATGACTTAGATAATCAAGTGTCTCGAATAGATGGTTCATTATCTAGAATAAATGGGAAACATTAATGAATACAATTAAAGTATGGAGTATCAGCGTAGCAAACTATTTTGTTGGCTTATCTGAAATACATGAGATGCTACAAATCGTAGTAAGTGCATTATCCATCATAGCTTTAATATTAACTATCAAAGGAAAGAAAAATGGACATTAAATCAATGCTAGTAAAAGTTGCTGAAGAGCAAGCAGATAAAATGAAAGATCAAGCTCTTGGCTACACACAGTCTGAAGAGTTTGCAGATAAAATGGCGCAGTTAATGAATGACAAGATTAATATCCCATTTGTTAAAGAAGAAAAAGAAGGCGAATTATTCAAAGAGTTTGCTGAAGTGGTCCAAGATTTAATCGCAGGTATCTTTAAAAAGTAAGACAGAATACGAAGGAGAGCATAATGCCATATGGTAAAGGAAGTTATGGATCTAAAGTTGGTAGACCTAAGAAAAAGAAAAAGAAGAAAATGAAGCGTGGGATGAAACGTGGTCGATAAAAAGCAAATGCGCGGCATCATTAATGATGTCTTACAGAAACTAGGTGATAAGTACGCAGATCCTAAAGCCTTAGACCTAGTATATAATACTGGTTTAGTTGAGTCAAAATACGTTTATCTAAAGCAAATCAAAGGTCCAGCAGTTGGTTTTGCTCAAATTGAACCTTGGGTTGGTATTTCTATGATTAAGGACTATTTGCAGTATAGAGAATCATTAATGAAAAAGGTAGCGGATGTTTGTAAGATAGATTGGAAATACTTTATTGATCCAAATGAAGAGGACTGGCGTTATATTTTAACAGTTAATATTGCCGCGCAGATTGTTTTTTGCAGATTACATTACTGGCGAGTACCTAAGTCACTACCAAGAACCTTGGAAGAACAAGCGCAGCAATGGAAAGTTTTTTATAACACTGCAAAAGGTGCTGGTACGCCAGAGAAATTTATTGAAATAGTTAAGAAATATGGATGATGCGCAGAAAATAGATAGATTAATTGACACAATGTTAGAGTTGAAAGAATTAGCTAGATCATTAGATGATCCACGTAATGATCCTGACACTATTGTAGCAACAATGCTTGCATTAATTATCTGCGTAGATATACCAGATGTCACCATTTTACCTACTAATAACATAGGAATTGCACTCGCATGAGTTATTTAACCGCATTTTGTAATATAACCACAGATCTTCAAGCAATCGTTAGTGATATAGATCGTTATGATCGCAAACGTGTACTAATGTCAAATTGGAGTAATCCTAGCTCAAACACATACAGACTAAGCAATACAGGATATATAGAAAATTTATACAAGGATGGAGTAGAAATGACGAAAGTTAACGATACTCCTAACGCAGATAACGAATTTAAATACTCTGAATCAACTGATTCTGTTGATTACTTTTTAGCATCTAGCTCAGTGGCTGCGCTTAATAGCAGTGTATTTGAAGCAGGTCAAGATTGGGAAGATTTAAAAACACGCGTAGTAAAAGAACAGGCTGATCACATGCGTAGTTATTTAAACAGACCTATCTACAAGCGTGGTAATTCTAATTATCAAGGCGCATCAGATAGGGCATATGACTTTATAGTAATTCGATGCAATGCGTTGTTAGCCTGCGCTGATTTGGTACGTAGTCAAGATTCAGAAAAAGCTGCGGAGCTTGATGAATTAGTTTTAGGTGAAGATGGTTTACTTACTAAGCTAAAAAGACGTGATTATGTTATGTGGCATGAAACATCTTTTAGAAGTGAATCTGGTGTAATACGTGAGGTTAGTGTAAATGGATCAACTACTGGATATATCGAAGATATTAAAATGTATGGACCACCTAGTACAGATTATGATGAGGTGCGTGTGGTCATTAGTACAGCAGGTACATTTAGTCCTGGAACTGCATCTACAGTTAAGTATGATGTTTTTACTAAGGATGACACTGGATTACGCAGGCATAAATCAGTAGATGCAGAAGTAATGAATGGTGACTATCAAGCACTTGCATATGGTGCGCTAATTCGCTTTCAAGCTGGTGTGTATACGCTAAATGACGAGTGGTCTATTACCTTTCAGTCAGATGATGTGCAGATGGGAACTGTGCGCAGTGGACAGATTTATAGATAATGGCGATTACCTTTACCAATGTAATTTATGATAGAGTCATTGACAACTTACATAATATTATTGCAAATGAATTTGGTATACAGATTTTTTATGATGAACACAAAGGCAATCAAAGTTTTCTTTTACAACCAGTATCTGATGATTTAAATGAGCAAATTAATACTGGTATTGTGCGAGATTATACAATTCTTATTAGTTATCAAGTAGACTTTGCAGGTAATTATACTAAAGAAAGTTTTAGACAAGTAAGTTTGGTTGCAGAAAGAATGAAAAGGCTTTTTTATAATAATAGAAACTATAGTGTCTCAGGAGTTCGACAGTTTTATAACGCTGTCATCGACTCTACTGTATATGAACGTGATGAAGATAATCCAGATCTATTACGTTCTGAAATGACTGCTGTAGTATCAGCTATGGAGATAATAGGATGATTTACAAAGCAAAAGAATCATATTTAAAACTAAAAAATAGTGAAAATTTTTGTGCGCATTGGAGTTCCAATAAACACAAATTATTGGTTGCAGGTTGTTCGGTAGAAATAACCAGCGTGCCGAAATCATTAGAAAAACATCTTGAAAGAATAGATATTAAAAAAAAATCAAAGGAAGATAAGTAATGGCTGAAACTAATTTTCAAGCAAGATCAAATATAGCAGTTGCTATTGGTAGTAAAGGTAGTAACGTAAACTTAGGTACATCACACGCAGCAGGCGATACATGGGATTTTTTACAAGTTACAGATTTTAATATACAGCATGCAGGTGCTACAGTGGATGTTGCTCCAAATAAGAGTGGTATTCTAGGGCAATTAGAAAGCCAAGGACATCATCGTCCAGACACTATGATGTATGAAGTATCATTGACTATGCGTGGTACACCTACAGCAGTTCTTAAATCTTGTTTATCCTTATTTAGTGAAGGATCAAGTGCAGCAGCATTGACACCAGCATCAAGCACTGGTACTATGAAGCATGGTACAGGAACTACAGATGCAGTGACTTTATTGTTTAAAAATGGTGGTTCTGACGCAACAAATATTAGTTCAGTTATGGTAGGTTGTTTTTGTACTTCTATGACATTACGTGAAGATATAGGAACGAATGGTGGAGAAATGGTAGTAGAATCAACTTTTATGACTGGATATAGACCAGTAGAAAATACATTAGCTGCTAGTAGTGAAACTCTTGATACTGCTTCACCAAAAAACATTTTTTCACTTGCTACTCAAACAGTAGATAGCCAACCATTAGTATTAAATTCTTGGGAAATCACAATATCTAGACCACTTGCTAGAGTTGGGTATATTGATACTACTGATTATAATCCATATGGTTACGTTCAGACAGGACCATATGAAGTAACTGGAACTTTACTTGCAAAACGAGATGATTCAATTGAAGATTTAGCTACAAAATTAAAAGGTGACAGCGCAGGAATTGCAATTGCAATTGCAGAATCAAGTGGCCTTACAATCTCTATACCAGATGCAATGATAGACAATTCTCAACCAGAGAATGGTGATTTTATGCTACAAAGCATACCATTCAGAGCATTTGCTGCTAGTGAAACTGCAACAATAATTTCAATCACGATCGCATAATCACGCCATTTTCATCTAAGGATGAAACATGAAAGTAAAAACAGATCATGGCACTTTTGAAGTACGTGATATAACGTTTAAGGCTCGTAGAGAGTTACATAAACTAGAAGTAAAAGCAATCACTAAAGAAGGCGAAATTAATACTGAGAAGTTCTTTGATGTCTTAGACTGGATACTCAACTTTAGTTTTACTGATCCAGAAAAAATACTTGGCAACCTAGATGATAATGCTATTGACGCAGTATTAATGTCAATATACAACGCATACAAAGAGCCTAATCCAAAAAAGTCTTAATGCACCGCGTTGCGGTTTGGATGTCATATAAACAGCAACCAAGCCGCAATCTCCAGTTTCCATACACTGCGCAGTCTCCTACGCTCAAGAAAAAGATTACCTATACAGAAGAAGTATTATGGCAAGAGATAGAAAGGTTAGTAGAAGAAAGTAAAGATGGAAAATTCACGCTTGGTGCAGCGTTATATTACTCATTAGTGTTTTGTGCTGACTCAACATATTTCCTCACGCCTGAGACTGTTTTTGCGCTTGAGGAGTATATGTCTATGAAGAGGTTTAACTTACCATTAGCAAAAACTATAGATGACGCAGATTATCATCGCTTAGTCATCTTTTCTGCTATAGATGAAGAATTTAACGCACTCCAATCAGAAGATATAAAGAAACAAAATGGCTGAAAAAAAGTTTATCATTGAGGTTCGTACAAAAGGTTTTGCGCGAGCTACAAGAAATTTTAAGAAATTAAATACAGATGGCAAAAAATATGTAGAGACTACGAAAAGAATGCGTAGATCTACTGCTGGTTTAGAAGCATCTTTAGGTTCTCTAAGAAATAGATTATTAGTAAACGCATTTGCGATTGCTGCTGTTACAAAAGCTGCACAATTATTCTTTAGATCTTCTATAGAGTTTGAAGATGTAAAAGCACGATTGGTTGGCTTAACAGGCAGTATTGAAGGTGCGGAGTTTGCATTTAAAAAACTAAATCAAGTTGCAGCCACAACACCATTTCAGTTAAGTGATGTTGTGAATGCAGGTGCGCAGTTAGAAGCATTTGGAGCAAGTGCTACTGATACTATAAAGCCTATCACAGATTTAGCTGCGTTTATGGGTACAACTGCAACCGAAGCTGCAAGTGCATTAGGTCGCGCCTTTGCTGGAGGCGCAGGTGCTGCGGACATATTAAGAGAACGTGGGATACTGCAATTAATCAAAGATTCACAAGGAATTAAAGATTTAACAAAAATTACATTACCTCAGTTTAGACAAGCATTATTAAGTGCTATGGTTGATCCAGTGGCTGGTATACAAGGCAGTAGTAAACGATTATCGCAAACATTTACTGGTGCAGTATCTAATATGAATGATGCGATCACTAGGTTTGCAGCGCGGATTGGATCGTTGATGCTACCATCACTAATAAAAGCAGCAAACTCAACGAGAGAGTTTTTTAATAGTTTAG